ACAGGTTCTTTGTTCAATAGTTTTCTGTGTGGAGTTTTCTTTTTACAGGTATCGCAATACAATCTTGTTTCGTATTTGTTTCCGTATTTTTCAAAAGCATATCCCATGTTTCGTAGATTCATTGCTCTCGCTGCTGGTTGATTAGATCCTACTTTAACACCTACACAGTTATCACAATGTACTTCAAGGTCTTGATATATTTCAAGATAATGCTTAGTTACACTCATTGTCTTTCCCACACACAGTCTGCGCTATAACGAAAACTTCCAATAAAGTTTGTTTTGTATGCTGGCCAATCTTCTGGTTCTATTAAAGATAAGAATGGCTTTCCGTCGGCACCGTAATACAAATAATATACCTTTCCTATAATCGGAATGAAATTATACTTTGCATTATACACTAGTTCTGTATCTTCTGCAAGAGAAACTAATTCGAAATATTTCTTTTTTAGTTCGTCGAATCTAGTTTGTAAATGATGTGTAGCAGTTGATCCTCGATCTTTTTTATTACCTAATACGTCAGGAATCGTGAATGCCGGAGCACCTACGTTAGTAGGATAAGGCATTGCATTAGGATGATCTGCTACATTATCCGGCTTCTTAAAGATCGCCTTCTTTTCTGTTTTCACTGTAATGAACGTCAAATTTTCCGCCGGGGTATCTACTCTCGAGTTTATGTACATTCTCTTCAATTACTTCGTTTGGATCTAAACCGAGAGAGCGACAAGTATTAACCCAATACCACATAATATCACCAAGTTCTCTTTTAAGATGGAATTTGGTGTCCTCGTCCCAAGGCTTTCCTTGAAAAAGGACTTTTTTAATAATTTCATTAAGCTCTCCAGTTTCAGACGAAAGTCCAATACCGCCTGTAACAAGTAGTGCAATATTAACCGGGCATCCATGCGATTCTCCATTTAAATAGCCCATACGACCGTATAAGCGATTATTATCGTTTGATTCTTCAGATGTAACTTGTTCTACAAAGTCTTTATATTTGTTTAAATCTACTGACAATGTTTGTACTCCTTTTACTGTGTTTATATATTTTATACTATCTGTTAATGCTTGTCAACAGTTCTGGTAAATATTTTTACAACAATCGTTGTAGCAAAGGAGAATCCCATGATCAAGAATATTTCATTAAACTTAGAAGTTGGACAAGAAATCCTAGTAGGAAAGCATAACGATAAAGCTCGAATTACTAAAATCGAGTTTCATCCAAAATCGGGGGAGGTCTCTATTAATACCACACGTGGACCGAGAAAGGCACTAACATTTAGATTGTGCCCTGAAAAAGAATTGTGTTATTGATGTAACTATTGTGCGCCAAACATACCGGCGTCAAACGTTGCTGTAGCACCGTCGTTGAACTCTTTTGATATGTAGTTAGTATCAGGCTGAACATCTTGCCAAGCAAGAATTGATTCTACTTCAACTTTTTGTATTTCGATATGTTCGCCTAGTTCGTTCTCTATTTTAACTTTTCGGGTCCAACGACCGTGCTCAATTAGAACCCAATCGCCAACCTCATAAGGATCGGTATTTTCTGGACCTTTGGCATATACTTTGGCCCAACGAGGTTTAACTCCGTGTGCCTTGGCATCATCCGACGGAATATATAAACCGCTTTTAGTTCTCATTTCTCCGAAGTGCATATCGGTTACGATAACATCACCATGGATAGGTCGTACTTTTCCTTTAATCATTTTGCACCTTTACTGTTTGTTGCCGCGTTGAACGATTTCTTCTTTTACTGCTCTTGGATTCTTTTTGTAATAGTCTTGTAATACTTCTTCGCGAGTGCGAATAATTTTACCACCCTTGCCAATTTCGTCACCACGAGCATTTACTTTTGCATTTCCGACTGCTGGTAACAACTCATTTTTAAGATTGAGTTTTTCCATATCAATCTCTTTACCACGCATACTTCTGATTGTTCTAGCCATATTATTCTCCTTTAAAGAATTCTGTTATTGGTATATTGTATTTAACACTGTCCACCCTATGGACCCCTATCAAATAGAGTACATAACTTGCAACACTACTTCCTCTACCAATACCCCATAAAACATTATTCTTTCTTAATGTATCTACTATATATTTCATTTGTTTTAGTAATGAAATTAAATCATTCTTTTTATACAGTTCTAGTTCTAGTTCTACTCTGTCTAGATTATCTTTTGGACAAATTTCTTTAATCCATTTTTCAATTTCCATATTTCTATAAGAGTCTGGCATAAACCAGTTGTCTTTGTTAATATCGGATTTTACTTTTGGATAGTTAAGAAATTCGGAATCTATTCTTTGATTGTATTTTGTTAAATCAGCAGAGGTAACACAATGTTCCAGTATATCAGGACCGTGTTTTAGTATACCTTTGATTAATTGATTTTCTGTATTAGTCCACATTTATAAGTTGATCCAAATCCTTGTCTTGATCATTTGTTTTCAATTTGTCTTGTAAAGCACGTCTACGAACTTCATCTCTATATATTGTAACAAATGTTTGGATTTGTGTCAACATATTATTTTTACCTAAACGTTGAGCGGCAAAATACTTTCTGTTGAGTTCACTAATACGCTCCTGTAACTCAGTGTCTGAGAGTTGTTCAACTGGTTCGGAGAATGGGTGAAACATTAGCTATACTGTCCGAGATAACGCATAAAGATCGTGTCTGCACTATGTCTCCAAACTTCAACAAAAACTGGATCAGTTGTTGATGAAAGTGTAACTAGTCCAGGAAAGTCTGGATCTTTTTTAATAACGGTACCACCGGAAGTAATAAATGTAATTGTATGATTTTCTGAGCCTGAATTGTAAAGTTCTAAAGTAACTTTACCCATTCCAATCGGAGTCACTTCACCAGTAAATACAGGATCTCCTGGGAAGTTCAAAAAGTCAACAGTGACGTTGGCAGCAACACTGAAGATTTGATATGAACCGTTTTCGTAATCAATAGTCGTAGGACTTGCAGAAATAGTTCCGCCGTTAAATTTTTGCATTCTAATATTCTGCATTAACGCTCTTTGAATTTTATTAAGTTCAAAGTCGTTGTCTAAATTTAACTTTGCTGTGTTATCTTGTAGATCTGTAATTTCAGTTTTAGCACTGCTAAGACTAGTCTTAATAGTGTCAAAGTTATCTCTGAAAACTTGTGTATCGTTGTCCGCACCGGCAACTGGGAAGTTTTCATTGATACTTAAATAATTTATTGTACTTGCCACGTTTTTAATCTCCGATATTGTTATACATTATTTATCTATCTTCGTTTTACGCAGTTATATCCTGAGTAACTCCGCTGGAATTTCGGTGATTTACAATCGTTTCCTGCGGAAATTTAAGGTATGTATCCTGTATATTACCATTAATTATATCAATTATATATCGATCTGCTGTAAAATCTAGTGTTTTAAAGTCATAATTGCTTTGTTTTATTCTTGCTAATACACTATCTCCTCTATCAGGTTTACAGTAGCATAGCACTAATGCTTTTACATAACCTGTTTCAGACTGTGCATCATCTTGAATACTGCGCATCCATAATGGTAAAAATTCGCGATCTCTTACACCTAGCTCTTTAATTCTGCTTCTCATATTCTTAACAGAATTTGGAAAAACTCTTTGTACATCGCTATCACTTACAAGCGGAATATCGCTGTCAATTCTAATTCCAGCATAGCTAACTAATACTTTGCTGTTTATATCATCAGCCAATTCAACTGTATGACTTATTGTTTTTCCGTTTTTCTCTAAATTGTCTACAAGTTCTACATATATTACTTCGTAAATTGTTTCTTGAGTGTCTGGATCTTTTCCTTTGGCTTTTTTAAGATTACCAAAAGTAAAACGTTTTCTGTAATGATTTCTGCTTATAGCTTGAACATAACTTACTGCTTCTACGCTTTCTATACCGGCAAACACTAGCATTTTCATTTCAGCCTGTGTGCCAAAGTTACCATCACCGTATCTGTAAATATCTGCTGGAGCAAATATAGTTGCGTCTGTAATAAAATTAAACCAATCTAATCTTTTAGATTTAACTTGTAAAGGTTTAACATATAGGTTAGCAAAAGTTAATTCTGTATCTGATACAACTGTAATTGAAAACTCTCTAATAGATTCTGCAAAGTTAGCACCGTCTTGTGCTTTAATTGAGAATCTAAAAGTTTTATCAAAACTAGTTGAACGATTATCAAATGTAGTTGAAAAAGTTTTTTCACCACTAACTAGATCATAATAACGTGTAAGTCCTAAACTAGTATCGTCAGCAAATTGTTTTACTTTGCCTTCTATGTTTCCGTTAGGTAAGAAACTTAATCCCGGAGGCAATGTTCCAGACTCTAAACTATAATTAATTCTTCCACCATAGAGCAATGCTTTTGCTTCTACGTACAATCTACTAGGTTGATTAGGTTTAATAGTTCCTCTGTCACTCGGAGTAATCCATTCGATAGCACTTTCGATTTCTCCGATAATATCAACTGTAAATGTTTTTTCTGCTGTGCTAACACCTAATTCCCATGTGTCTGGATCTTCTGTAGGCACAACAAATTGATTATCTTTTAGAGCAACATATATAAATCCGTCATATCTAACAGCTTCGTTAGTTCTATAAATTACTGTAGAAGACCAATCTCCTACAAGTGTATAAGTTGTTTCAGCAAGAATCGCAGGGAAGTTTACAGCCTGCATTGTAAATTGATAGGTCTTTGTTACAGCAGCTTGATAAGGTACCTTTCCAGCAATGTCTCCTGTGTTGTTATCTAAAACTAATCCTGGAGGAAGTTGACTTATACTTCCGTCTGGGTTTGTGTCTAGTTGGAAATGTGTTATAGTTCCGCCTAATGAAGGAGGATCATAAACATCTAACGCGATTGTAACATAATTGTTTGCTCTATATTTTCCAAGGTATGAATCTGTAATCCATAAAGGTTGTCTATCACGTGAACTATCTGCTTGGAAAAGATTTGTGTCTACTTGAACTAGAGTATTATCTGCTTGTAAAAATTCTTCAGTTACAACATAAATTTTAAACACTCTACTAATAGCATTTACACCGTCGCTAACAGCTACACTAAATGTATAAATTCTTGATAAACTTTTAGGTGTTCTTGCTGCTTCGCTGTAGTCATAGTTTTGATTATCATAGAAATATGTATCAAAACCTGTTGAACTATTTTTAGCAATATCCAACGGTACAGTATCAAAAGATGCTGTATCATATGCACCGCTAGGTGTTGTATTATTTTCTAATGCAGGTATAGGACTGGTGAATCCAGATATTCTTCCTGTTTTAGATAATGTTAATCCTGGTGGCAATTCTCCTGAATTAGGAATCACATAGTATTCTAAAGTATCGCCGGCAACAACATCATTGTCACGTGCTTCAAGTTGAAAGTCAACTTGAGCATCATCAAGAACAAAGTATGCTTCGCCTGGACCTACATTTAGAAAACCTTCTGCTGTAACCCATTCAGGAATATCAGAACCGTCAACTGAAAGTTTAAATGTTCTGTCTTTTTCGTCATTGCTGTCTTGAGCTCTAACTACAAATCTTGATTCTGTAAATTTTCTAACTTCGGCAGGTGTTCCTTTTATTACACCAGTATTAGATTCTACATATAGACCTCTAGGTAAAGAGCCAGCAATAACTTTATATTGTAAACCTGTTGTGTCTGAGGTTGCTGTTAACGGAATATTAACAGTAATTCTTTCTTCAAGTATTCCAAGGTCCCCTGCTGGCGTTGTCCAGTTTACAGCCATTAGTTACCTCCTACGTTAGACCGCCACAGTCTAATTCCAAATCTGAGCTGAATGTTAAAGTTCCGAATTCAATGTTTCCTGCTTGAAGTGCAAGTTGTATTGCGTTATCATATGTTGGATTAATATATCCGAAATCATATGTAGTAAGGTATTCTGTAACAGGAATAATAGTTTTAAAGTTTAAACTACTACCTACGGCAGTTACTTCAATGTCTTTAACACCAGTTTCTGAACCCGGAGCAGCAATACCCTGTGCAGTTATTTGTGTATGTGTGTTAGCATATATACTACCACTGTCACTGTCAATTCTGATAAACGCATCTGGAGCAGTATTATTAACTGTAATAGAATCAACGTTTTCATCTAGAATCATTTTTGTGCCGGCTACTAGTTTCTTAAACTGTAAATCAGCACCAACTTTTTCTTTAAAGATACCCACACCAGTGGTTCCAATATTAGAAGCAGTTGTTGTAAGTTCTGAATTTAATGAAGCAAAGTTAGCATTGACCTTTAGGAACGCGGTTCTTAGATCATCACCAAGACCATCGTTTACCAAGTTTCCTACATTAATTGTTTGTATCGTTGCCATTTCGCTTCCTATATCTATATTTAGTGGAGATCAGCCCATCCTGCTGTGCTGTCATTGTTCGCATCCGCAGCATATCCTTGAAATTTTCCTGTTGTTGTATTGTAAACCATCATACCAAAAACTGGTGTGAGTGCATCTATTTCAGCCTGCGTAAGTTGTGGAGGTCCAATATATAACTCATCAAAGTTTTGGTTAATCTTGTTAAACGCTGTGCGTAGATTGTCTCCTGTTCTGTCGTTTGCGGAAGTTCCAATGTTTACTGTTAGTTTTGCCATCTTACGCTCCCGTTCCACCGTTCAATGATTTGACCAGTGTGGCCAATCTATCAATTGCTTCACCTATATTAACCGGAGCAGTTCCATTCCAGTCTCCAGGAGTAGTTGCTGTATAGGTTATTTCTCCTAGTTCGTTGATTATTAAACTAGAGTCATCAGCAAATACAGTTCCAATAAACGATCCTCTAATATTATCTGAAAGAATAGGACCAACAATCTTTCCATCAACAGCATCAACTAACAGTGTTGAATCTTGTGCAAACACACTTCCTGTTACATCTCCTGTATGATAGCCTGTTGAATTTCCTGTAAGGTTTCCTGTAACATTCCCTCCAACGTTACCTGTAACATTTCCAGTTAAGTTTCCAACAACGTTACCTGTAACATCTCCAGTTATATTACCGAAGAACTCTGCGTAAACTTTATTTTCGACAGCATCAACAATTTTAGTTGAATCGTCACCGAACACACTACCTACCAAGTCACCTGTGATTCCAGCCTGTGCATTAATGTTACTAGTTGCATTAATGTTGTAAGAACTTCCTGCTGAAAGATCTAAATTTGCAGAAGCAACAATTTGAATAGGTCCAGGACCAGTTGCACCACCGTTTGCAATAGTTAAGTAACTGTCACTGACTGCTTGCCAGTTTGTACTCTTAATAGTTCCATAAAGTTCATTGTTTATGGCGTCAACCATAACAGATGAATCGTCAGCAAATACTGAACCTATAATATCAATTCTATTATCTACATCAAAAGTAATCTTATCATTTGCTGCATCAGTGGTTAGTCTAATACCGTAACCCTCGACAAACTCAATTGTGTCAGCTGTGTTATCTGGACTTACACCTGGTTGTCCTTGTACTGCAAATGTTTGGAATGTAGGAACAGCAGGTGCATTGTTTGTAATTGTACTTTCACCTGTTGCAGTATCAGTAAACACTGTGATACCAAATCCTGCTAGGTTGGAAACAATACCTGTGTTAGTAATAGAAATATTACCAGCAGCTGAACTTACAGAAATACCTGTTCCTGCTGACAGTCCTGATGGTAAACTTGTGCTGTTAGTAAGGCTAACAACACCGGTGTTAGTTACTGTTACGTTTCCTGTTGCAGAACTTACTGATATACCAGTACCAGCTATATTTTGTGTAACACCTGTGTTTGTAATTGTAATTGCTTCAGCACCACTATCTGCTGTAAGTTGGATAGCAGTACCACTTATTAAGTTGATAGTATCAACGAATTCGTCAGCAACAATTCTATCACCGTTATCAATTTCAACACTCTTAAAGAATGTCCAGTCAGGGTTAATAATTAATTTTCCATCAACTGTTGAACCTAACGGTAAATCTACAATTGTGCCTATACCTTGTACTTTTGCAAGTCCTAACCATAAGCCATTGTTTTCTGATCCTGGCACAACTGATGCTTCAGAAATATGTAGTTCTTTAAATTCTTTTGCAAATGTACCTAAAACTAAATCTCCAGTATCTGCTGGAATAATATTGTGTCTAAAGTTTTCGTAGTCTACACTTGCGAACGGAGAGAAGCCTTGTATTTCTCCACCGCCGGATGGATAAACATCGTATGCAGTTCCATCAACAGCAGCAGTTAAATCTGCATCAGAGTAAAGTAATACTTCATTATCACTGTCTACTCTAACATAATAGGTATTACCATCTAGTTGGCTAACACCTGTTAAGTTAATAGTAACTTCTTGACCTGATGTTAATGAATGAGCTTCAGTACAACTTACTTTTACTGGATTACTTTGATCGATATTACTAATAGTTGTTTTCGCATATTGAGCAAGTGATGATCCTAGTAAACTAAAGTTTTCATTGATTTGGTCAAGAGCTGTTTTTAATTTGCCCCAATTAAGCGGTGGATTGCCTGGACTTACATTACTTGAATATGCCATTAGTTTCTCCCTACCGCTACTTCAATTTTACCAATATGGTCGCTGTCATAATTTTCTATAGCCTTACCTACAATGGTTCCTGGTTTAGGATCTTTAGATGCTATTGCAACTCCATGTATTCCTGAGTTAACTAATATATCACCTTTGTTAATTTTACCAACAACTTTACATGGAACTCTTCCTGTTAGTGCTACTAGATTTTTTAATCCAGGACAAGCTGAGTACATAACGTATGCTGCTGTATTTGAAACAACACCTGCTACTCTAGTATCACCTTGTTTGTTTGAAGTTGTAACTTCTTTATCACCACCAAATACTAGAACTGTTCCTACTTCGTATTCCTTATCGCCTTCGTAGTATTCCGCAACGTCCGCTGAGTATGTTGCTTCAAATCTTGATTCGTTAGGTGTGCTACCCGTTAGTGTCCATCTACCAGTTACTGTTCCAGCAGTGGTATTACCACCTGTTGTTAGTGCAAGTGTTTGTACTACTGATGAAACAATAGGAGCGTTTGCCAAACCATTTTGAGTTTTAAATATGTGTTGGTCGTTCCAATATTCTGATCTCTTGTCCGCAGCCAATGAACCATCATTTAGATAGATACCACCACTTCCTGAACCGCCTGGTCCACCATAAGTATGAACTCTTAAGAAGCCAGCACTACCACTTGTAGTACCACTGTCAACTGCTTCCATACCGTCTAGGTTAAGTTGTTGTAAGTCACCAATTCTTGCAGCGAAGTCACCATTACTATCACGTTGGATCAGTTTATTGTTATCGCCTGCACCTGTATACGCAGCACTTGCTTCGATAATTCCGTAGTCAACATCTGCTGTATTACTTGCAGCATTTGTTCTTCTTAAGAAACCTGTTCCTGTGTATTGTGATTTTTTAACTGCACCACCTGCATCTACTAATGTTGTAAATGTTACATCAGCAGCATTGGCTGTTGTAAGTCCAGCATTACCAAGTACACTTTGAGGACCAACTTGTGCAAGTGCAGTTTTAGGAACGCCATTAGTCGATAGTGTTACCCATCCATTACTTACTGTAAACTGAGCATTATCAAAACTTGCTAAACCACTAGCAGCTTGAATTGTAGCAGCATCACCAGTTGGTGCAGCAGCAGCCGTAACTGCAAGTTGCATATCTAGTTTGCTTTGTTCAATACCAGCTGCACTGTTGATGTCAGCGTTTATAATAACATCAGGTTCAATCTGTGCATCAATTGTGTTTGCTGTTGAATCAATATTAAATGTAATATCGCCTACGATGGTAGCATTGATAGCTTCTCTATCTACACCAGTAAACACAAGAATCTGATTTGCTTCTAAATCTGTAAATGTAAAGTTCTGTAAGTTATCAAATGTTAAACTTCTTAAGTTAAGTGCATCTTGTGGATTAACTGGATCAGTCACATTAATAATTTTGTGTTGATCCATGTCCATAATACCTTTCATAGCCAGCTGGCCACTTAGTGCCATATAGCCGCCTGTGATAGGTGGAATTAATTGTGTATCTGTTACAATTGCGCCGTTGTGTGTTACACCAAGACGTCTTTCGAGATAAATTCTTGTTGCGTTTTCTGTTGGAACTGTATCAACAGCGTTATCTGTAAAACCAGAGTCTGTTGAGAATTCAGCAATCGGAACACCACGTTTAAATCCTAAACCGTCCAAGTTACTCAATGCAATCGCAGCAGAGAATGTAACCTGACCTGTACCTTGGTCAACACTAAAGTAAGGACCAACTCTAAAGTTACCATATTGGTCAGTGGTAACATAGAACACACGTCCTACATCTCTTTCTTCTGTTTCATTTGCATCGTTCAATGGATTAACAGCAGGTCCAAAAATTTCGTTTGGATAGTTGGTATCTGCATACGAACCTGTACCAATGTCAAGTAAATCGTGTGATGTAACACGAGTCAATGAAATTCTAATAGTCAATGAACCTGCAGCACCTGTAGTTCTAATAGGTACCGCACTTCTTATAGTATAAGTAGCACCGTAAGCAATTACAGAATCTACCAATGGTCTGTCAAGAGTAATTCTACCAAAAGGTTGACCTGTGTCAGCTTCTGATTCATATGTGTCAACAATGTATTCTTCACCATTGAATACAAATCTAGTTCCTGGAACTCTTGCTCTTTCTTGAGGAGCAACTGGAACAACAGCAAAATTATCATCGCCTACTCTACCAGTTACTAAACTGTAACTATGGTTTCCACTTTGAGGATTTTGAGTATCAACTTCAATAGCCGCTGCTAGTGTAGGATATTCAGTACTGACTGTAAAGGTTGTTGATGAACCTACAGTGTGTACAAAGTAGTGTACTTGTGAAGATAATGGTGTAGGTAATGTTCCGTCAGTTTCAAATCTAATAACATCACCTTGAGATAACCCATGAGCTGAACCGGTTGTAAATACGCCTGGTGTTGCAATACTAATTGTAACATTAGTAGGAGATCCTACTTTTTCTCCTGGTTTATAAACAGTTAAGTCTACATAGTTGTAGTTTTCTCTTAGAGTGGTTTTTGCTAGACCTTCCTGAACGGCAATAATTGTTCCAGTACCTGTTGTTGTATTAGCAATTGGTGATGATACAGGGGACAATGCAATGTTAAATTTCTCAGCAGTTAGTCCACTTTCTAATACAAAATATCTTTCACCTAGTGTAATACCATCTGGTAGGTCACCAGTTGATTCAAAAGATACAATATAATTTCTAAGATTTTTATGTTTAATATAACCTTTGATACTTAATCCAGTACCATTTACTAGGGCGTGTGTTGCACCGCCTGGAGATGTTGAAAGTTCTAACTGATTGTACTTAGGAACATCAATTGCATAGTATCTAACTCCTGAAGTAAATCCATTTGCTGTAGAAGTTGCTTCAAACCAGTCTCCAACTCTAATGTTGTGAGGCATTGCTGTGGTAACAATGTTAGATGCAATATCAGTTACTTCTACTAGATAACGAATTTCTGTTGGATCAGAAGCAGTAAATTCTACTTCATAATATCCTCTGCTGTCTTGGAAGTCTTCAAATTGTAAAACACGATAAACATCTGAACTTTCTGCTAGACGTAAACCTGTCGATGGTCTAGTTGCTACTTCAACAATATCACCTGTTAGAATAACCTGTGAGTTTGAACGCAATGACATCTTTGTGCCATCTGGAATAACTGCAAACAATCCATCGAAGTTACCAGTTGTATCACTAGTTAAATTTAAACGTGCTACACCTGCCGGTAAATCTTGTGTAGTTACAGAAGTAACTGGATATCTAAAAATCAAGTTTCCATGATCAACTTCAAGTTCTGAATTGTTAAGTGGAGTATAATCATAATTTGTTACATAAACAAATAGTCCTGCTGCACTGTTAGCATAGGTCGGTGATGGATAATAACAATCAACTCTCTGAGCTAGATCATAATACACTGTAACTGGTGTTGGAACTTCTAATGGATCTGAACCTTCTGCTACAAGAGCATAGTTACCATGAGCTGATGAACCGCCCACTGAACGTATCTGAGCACCATTTAATGAGTAGTATGATATGTGGTTGTAGTAGGTAAACATCGAAACGGCTTCTGTTAATCCGCCGTTGGTTGCTACTACACCATAACCTAAGTCGTTAACCTGTGTAAAGTCGTTTGAAAGCATTGATCTGTTACCAGGCATCAATACTTCGTATAATCTTGTTACGCTGTGTGTTCCACTTCCAGCGCCTGTAGTAGCAACCGGAATTGTTCCTTCGAATGTTGCGGTAACTCTAAAAGTATCTGTTGTGAGACCGTCTTCCATTACATAGTATTCTCTTCCTGCAACTAATCCTGTAGGAAGTGTACCAGTAGTAGTAAATTTTACACTGGCATTTGCTTGTATACCATGCCCTGCTAATGTAAACACAGCAGGATCAGCAACACTAATAGATGTTAATGTTTGTGCTCCAGCTGATTTAGTAAATGGTGTAGTTTCATCTAGTACAAAAGTAGCAGTACTACCGCTTGGACTAAAGACAAAATCTCTAACATAGTTAATTCTATATACGTTATCATCAACAATAAACGATGCTGGCAGTTGAGGGAATCTATCTAATCCACCAACACCTATTCTGGTTGTTGTAGTTGATGACAGATGTTCGAACTGTAAGTTACCAGCAAAACCGTCAACAAACAATCCGCCTGCAAATACGTGTTTGTTTTTTGATCTTGCAAAACAGGCACTTTCTTGACAGTACGGTGACTTGGCTAAAATTTGTCCTTCAGGATCAAGCACCATCATAAATCCACCGTGACCTTGACAGGTTACAGCTCTAATGATGTTTGCATCATTACAAAGGAACACATCCATCTCTTGGTTTTCTTTAGGATAGTTAACACTACCTGAACCATCAATAACATCGATCAAAGTATTTGTAAGAGCGGTTACAACAGTTTCTGTTCCGTCTTCTCTTTGATATGCGCTGTCTATAATTTGAGGATATAAAGTATTATCAGGATCAACAATGGCTACGTTATTAACAACATTGTTGATTAAATATTCTAATCTTCGTAAACCTTCAATAGTTTGAGATAACTGAGTAGTGATAGCAATTCTAGCACTAGCACTTTGATAATATTTCAAACCTGCTGATATTGTTCTGTTGTAAAGACCATACTTAAGGTCAAATACCATTGCATCAACAATAAGACCGTAATCTCTTTTACAGAGTGTTTCATCATATGTAAAGCCGTTCCATATTCCTGTTCCGGCTGCAATTTGTGCATTTTGCCATGCAACAACTTCATTTTGTAAGAATAATTTGTTTAATGCTATAAGTTCAGCAGCTTTTTTGTATCCGCCACCGTTATCAATTTTTGGATAAACAGGTTGTGTGCTATCGTGTAGGTAATGATATCCAAACAGTTGAGAAGCAGTTTCTAATCCATCAATTGATACATCTCTTCTAAACTTACCAAATGCCCAAGGAGAACTTGAAGTTCCTGCTCTTGGTTTAATTAACACACGTCTGAATTCGTCACCAATAACTGCAACGTTCTGCGGAACCTTCAACGGATAGTTTTCTTCATAGATACCTGTTTCAACCATAACACTAATTTGTGTTTGGTTAGTGATGTCACCATAAGAAATAACTTCACCAAGGATAAATGAACCTTCTTTGATGTCTACATCAAATATTTCATTTCCTTCTGAGTCAAGAGCACCTTCGTGTGCAACAATCTGTGCTAATGCACCTGAGTCTTCACCTTTAAGGAATAGTCCTTCTCTAATATCTCTTGTTCTAAATGCAACAGGTGTATCTGTTAATACATCACCTGTAAAGTCTGTGCGATAACCGTCAGTCTTTAATAAGAATCTTGGAAGGTCTGCTTGAATAGTCGGAACTGATGTAAATCCTTCACCTGGTGAAACAATATCAATAGAAACAATTTCTCCAGCAGTAACAACAGCAGTACCAAACGCTCCTTTAGTTTCGCCACCACCTTCAATTCTAATAGAAACTAAACTATATCCTGAACCTCCACTTACAATCGAAATACCGTTAACATTATAAGTAAGATCAAAGGTTGCTCCGCTACCAAACGCACTGTCAGTGGTAGTTGCTACTGCGGTCGCTCCAGGCAACGCTGTGTAAGAACCTGAACTAATTTGTCTTACAGATAAAATTGCACCCGGGTTAGTTACAGTTGAAAGAACTTCGAATATCGCAGCACTTCCTGATCCGCCTAGTATAGTGAGTTTGTCACCGACTTGGTAGTTAGTACCTACACCTGATAGTATTGCAGTGTCAACACTTAAAGTTACATTACCTGCAAAACCTGCACCGCTTGTAGGAGAAGTTTCAATCTTTGCTAGTGTTACATCTTCAGTACCACCATTGTATGTTAAAATCTTTTTGTAAGGACCGATATCATCATTTGATTCTAAAAGAATTTCTTCAGCACGTTTAAGTGCAGCCTCGATTGTTCTATAAGCATACGCTAAAGCTCGACCTTGTAGTTGATCACTTACACCTGGTCTTTCATCTTGTCCTGATGTAGCAACATATAAGTTAACAGTACTACCAAATGCAGAACTATCAACATAGCGTTTTGTTGCAGCAATTAATCCACCAAATACTTCGTCATCATCTGGTGTAGGATCTCTTGAAAGAACTAATGGACCTGACATGGTTCCAAATGATGGTTCTACTGCTCCTGTTTCAGGATTGATACTATTTGTTCCTGCTAATGAAACTTTTCTGTCTGTATACTCTTTATTTGCCGCTTCATCATCAGTAATTGGTATTGTTAAATCTTGAATTCTATATTGGTTACCGCCTGATACAGCAGATAAGTCGCCACCTAATTGTGGACTAGTATCTCCTGAAATTTCACTGAATTCTGTGGAAATACTTATTTGGTTTGGGTTACTTGTTGTGTCAACAATAACACCAACACCTGCTGTAATTTGCTTAAATTGTAAACCGTCTGTGGTTTGGTTAACTGCTAGAACAGCATTTTCTTGTCCTAGGTATGAAGTAGGCGAGTCATCTAAGCCAATAAAAGTAAGTCTTTCACCTAAGCCTAGTGAACTATATAGTTCGCGAAAGTTTTCATTAACTTTGCGAAAGGAATCTCTAATACTATCACCAGTACCGTCGTTTCCTACTGCACCGATATCAATAACTCTTCTTGCCATTTTATCCCCTGAGATTATCTGTTCTCATCAATATTTATCAAAGAATTCTAAAAGCCTAATGTAAATAATGTTAAATACATTTATGTTTATAGGAACCCTTAGAGTAACAACCAAGCACACACGTAAGAGTAAACTGGGTAAAAAACACGCATATAAACGTGTTAAGACTGTAGTTCAATTACGCTGTGATCAATGTGACACTGTATTTACACGAGATCTAAAAAACATCAATAAAAACCGTTTGAACAACAATTACTTTCATGTGTGTTCAGATTGTGAACCTAAAAAGTTCGCTCAACGAAAGGGTGTTGAAAATAAGAAATTGTGGGATTTATCAGCAGATAGTGAAATTACTATTTCTAAGAACTAAAACCCTACGCTTTCTCCACACCCGCACGATGAAGTTGAATTAGGATTCTTGATCTGAAAATAGGAACCAAATGTTTCTTCTACATAGTCTATGGTAGTTCCTATCAAGTACATTAAACTTAATGAATCAATAGCAAACTCCCCATTAGAAAGTTTTACAATTTCATCGTCAAGTTCTTTGGAGTCAGTCATACCCCAGTCATATGAAAATCCGGCACAGCCGCCACCTTTAATTTTTAATCTGACAACAGGCTGGCCGGTTCTTTCAATAAGGCGTTCCATATGCGCCTTTGCAGAATCTGTTAAGATAACTGCGTCGGACATTTACTCTGACTTCCAAATTGTCCATGCACCGTATACAATTGCTGCATAGGCTAGTAATCCTGCAATAGGTTTTGCAATCAATACCAATACTCCGAGAAGAATAAGCATTGCGCCATCCCAAGAAGTTCTTTCAGTAAAACGATCGCTTACCCAAGATTTAAATTTACTTAACATAGTTGTTTCTCCTTATTTAGAAGTTTTCTTAGGTCTACCTCTTTTAGCAGCAGGCTTTTTAGCCGGTGCTTTCTTCGCGGTAGACTTTTTAGCAGCAGCAGGTTTTGATTCTGCTACAGGTTTTGCTGGTGCGAAGAGATTCTTTAACCAATTTAACATTTTATTCTCCTGTTAATCTATTATTGACTATCGACCAATTTATGATACGCCATATACTATCTAAGTATTTGTCTTTGGTAGTATCTAATAGGTATGAATGTTCCCACATATCTACTAGAAAAATTATTTCAGTACCTTTCTTGAAATCTTGATTGGCTATAGTATCAATTTTGCCATTGACATCCATATAACACCAACCACTACCTTTAATACCTTTGGCTTCGTCTTTGAATTTTTCTTTGAATTTTTCGAACGTTTCGAATTTCTTTTCGATTAGTTCTAGTGATGCGTCTTTAGGTTTGTTTGAAGAGCTTGGAGGTTGCAGCATTTCCCACCACAAGTTATGTAGGTGTGCGCCACCGAAATTAAATGTATCATCACCTTCTTTTTTGTTATAGCGATCTACATATCCTTTTGATAGAACACTATAATGAAGATCAACAGTTTCTTTGCTCATTACAGGTTCCAAAGCATCTCGAGCATAAGGTAACTTGTTAAGAACAAGAACTGGTCTGCTTTTTTCAGACTCTACAATTAAATCCTTCAATTCTTTTAACATCAATATATTTAGTAATAAATATTAACAGTCCAGGAGAAATACGAAATGGCTGATACGTTAGTTCTTAACGCAGATGCAAAACCCTACAGTATTCTACCTTTAAGTACAATTAGTTGGCAAGAATCTATTAAGTACCTAGTTTTAAATAGAGTTACGGTGCTAGAATGGTACGATGATTGGGTAGTTAGTTCCCAGAATTGGGAAACCCGTGTCCCTGCGGTTGTAATGGTAAAAGAATATATTAGAAAGAACAGTTCTGTTCGTTTATCAAAATATAATATATTTTTAAGAGATCAATTTACCTGTCAATATTGTGATGATCAATTACCTCATAAAAACAAATGTACTGTAGATCATGTTGTTCCTATTAGTCGGGGAGGCCGTACTACTTGGGAAAATTGTGTAACAGCCTGCGGACCTTGTAATGTAGCAAAAGGTAATAAATTAAATCCAAAACCCAGGCGACTGCCTTATAAACCTACCTACTACGATCTCATCAAAAATAAAGAATTACTCCAATTAAAACTCAAACATTCTAGCTGGATCAATTACATTAAATAGTAATCATGAAGTACGTTTATATCCATGGCGCCACTGCCAGTCAAAGATCATTTGCTTATATTCAAAAATGTCTTCGAGCAAAAGATTGTATATATTTAAATTACGAAAAAGACCGACCTGCTGAAGATAATCTCATTGATATGATCAACACATTATCTAATGAAGACGGTCCGTTCTTTTATATTTCGCACAGTCTGGGAGGAATATATGCAACCTATTTACAGAAAGAATTTTTTGATGTTAGCAAGGGCAGTGTATCACTGTCAACTCCTTTTAACGGTAGTGAAATTGCAACGTGGGGGAGTGTATTAAATCCTCACTATACATTGTTTAAAGATATCACTCCGTATAGCGATTTTATTTCAAAGAGTAGAACTACTGAAATTAAAATACCCTGGTTACAAATTGTTTCTGTATCAGGAGAGGTTCCGTGGTTAGCAGGAAAAAATGATGGTATTTGCACTATGAACAGTATGACATATAGAAAAGATGTTGAATACGAATACGTAGAAAGAAACCATTACGAAATAGTTCTTAGTAAACGTGTTGTTGAACTTATTAAGAAGTTTGTGAAATCGATTCAAACAACTTAGCACTTGCTAAGTTTTTAGCTTTGCTCTCTACCATAATGTCAGCATGGTCACGGAATGATAATGCCCATTCATTAACTGAGTTATTCCACATAAAGTCACTGTGAGCACGTAGTTTGGCTTTCTTATAACCTTGCTCTAACAGTTTGTTCATATCTGGCATTATGTTAGGATCGTGATCTACAAGAACATCTTCACGTGATACTGAATAATGAATAACAGGACGCACACCACGCCAACTGTCAATTATGCGACTAAATCTATCGTCGGTGGGTTGAATGTATTCTCCACTATTGACCCAGTGATGGTGTATGTCAAGCACGAGTGCGACGTGTTCGGCAAGTTCCAAACTGGCGTCGATGCCCCAGGACATTTCGTCATTCTCAATAGTAATACAGTTTCGTGCTTCTGGAGACAGTCTTGGAAGGACGTTGATGATACCGGCTGGACCTTGTCTACCGGAGATGTGGACGTTACACTTGAAGTCTTGCCAATCTTTACCGTAACCCATCCACCTAGCAACGTCAATGTGATATTCGAATTCCTCAATTGATCTCTCCACTATATCAGGGTTATCACTTGCCAACACAGTAAACTGACCAGGATGCATACTGAGCCTAACATCAAGCGACCTAGCGAGGGCGCCGACCCTTGCGAAATGCTCTTCACAATATCGGACCACATCAGGACGTTTCCAATAATAGCACCAAGTAGGCTCAGTGTATACAGGAAGTACATCACTCCCCAATCTGACCATTCGTAAAGCATCGGGTAATCCTCCTACATATTCTATAAGGTTGTAAAACGCCTGAATGTTATGAACCATGATGTCCCATAGGCGTTGTTCTGCAACGTCACGTGTTTGTCTATTTAACCATGCAACTGTTGTCGACTTTGTGTTTAAAGGTCGTTGTATTTCCTCTAGCAGTTTTTTCTTCTGCGTTTGGTCTGGGTGCATATATTTGCAGGCAAAGCCTATACGTTTAATCATGTTGTTTCAATAAATTCCAAGTTTCTTTCCAGTCTTTAATATTATAACAAAGACCGAGATCTTTGTCAATGATTTCTTTCTTTAAAGGATAGTCATTTCCTTCCGGATGCATTGCATCTCCGTAAAAGTGTATCTCATCATCTGGATCAAAATCTTTTAAGATTTGGCTTTTATCAGAACCTTTTGGAAAAATATCTATTCCCGTTTCGCCGCCAACTCTTGATTCAATATCCGGAAATAACAAATTAAATTCTTGTGCAATTTTATTGCGTTCGTTTTCTTTTTCATCGTAACGTACATAGAGTTTTCTTTCACCTAGTGTTGCGTTACGACCTACAACACTAAAATTAACCATACCGGGTCGATGTTCAAAGTGTAATCCTGTTCTTAAAGGAAATTCGCTTTTAGATAACTTATCTGATAACCAAGTATGAGGTTCTTCAGGAAGCATCCATTCGTTTGTATAAATGTTTTTTCCTGCTTCCCATACATCATTGCCTGAGCAGTTGTAAACTCTTACAACACTTTCACAGATGTTGTTTCCTAATTGTTCTA